TAAATCCAGTTATATAACCTTCGATTAGGTTAAGTTTGCCAAGTTTTAGATCATCTTCCATAGGAATGTCTAATTGATCTGTAACTGCTAGATGGCTGTTAACTCTTTGTTCTGCTAAAGCAACGCTATGGTTTCTTTGCTCTCTGGCATTCTCGAAACAAGCCTTGAGGTCAACTATGCAACTCATTGGTCTGTAATAGTCATTAGTCATTTTCTTGTAGTAAGAATCCATTTCCTGATGGAATGTAATGTCTAGTAAACCTTTTGACTTTGCATACCAGTAAATCTTTTCTTCACCGTGCCATGTTTGCTCAGTATGAAAGGTCTTGCCTTCTTGCTCACGTTTTGCCCACATAGCATTGTAACGGTCTACATCTATTTGAACTGAAGCAATAAGCTTGTTGTAGATCTCATTCTCTAAGTGGTCTGCTAGGTTCTGTGGAAATTTGAACTGTGCCATTGTGTTGTTAATTGAAATTAGTAAGTGACAAATCGGTGGACAACCGATACTTATAGTGTGGCATATTGCTCCACATAAGTCAACAAATTAATTTTAGATATTGCGATACTTCTAATATTTCTCTATATTATGAGTAATTTTATTTATATTTTTAATGACGCTTGCTCCAGTACAAAAAACAGTTGTAGTAGGTGTTAATTCTAAAGGCTATCGAGTAAATGAAGATCATGTTCGATGTACTATTCCTAATTACATTGTTGATGCTCTCAGGGATTTACATGAAGACTTTGGTATTGGCTATGGAACATTAGCTAAAATTTTTAATATGAATAGATATACAATCGCTAAAATTTGCCGTTATGAAAGAAGAGCAGATTACCCAGATCGTTTCAAAACAATCAAAGTTAGGTAGACCAGTTAAAAAACCTGATCCTGTAATTGTTGAAAACCTTTTAGTTCATGTTGCTAATGGTGGAACTGTTAGAGCTTTTTGTAGAGAAAAACATAATCCTTCTTACAATACGATTTATAGATGGTTAGATAAAGATAAAGAGTTAATGACACGCTTCACATATGTGAGCAGATTCTTAGGAGCTAGAGCAATTGCAGAGGAAGCTTTAGAGCTAGTCGATACTATCCCTCCTGTAATTGGTGATGGAGATAATGCAAGGATGGATAATGCTCACGTTAACTGGATGAGATCAAGAGCAGATTTAAGATTAAAACTATTGTCTAAATGGTATCCGCAAGAGTATGGAGACAAAGTTGGTATTGATGCAAAGGGAGATATTAGTTTGACTATCAGTACTGGCATTCCTCAAGGATGAGCAGCATTACCCTTGATTACACCCCTAGAGCATGGCAAAAGGAATGTCATGTAAAGAAACAAAGGTTTAGTGTTTACGCTCTTCATAGGCGATCAGGGAAGACAGAACTGGCAATAATGGAATTGATTGATAAGGCCATAAAGACAGATAAAGAGTTGGCAATGTTTGTTTATGTTGCCCCCTTCCTGAGACAGGCAAAAGCGATTGCATGGGCTAGGTTAAAACAAAAGATAGAACCATTGCGTAGAAACTCAGTTATAGACATTAATGAGGGTGAACTATCAGTCAGGTTTAAACATAACGGAGCAATCATTAGATTGTTTGGAGGTGATAACCCAGATGCCATGCGAGGATTGCGATTAGACGGAATAGTGATGGACGAAGTAGCCCAGTTAAAGAATGAGCTATGGACAGACATAGTGCAGCCAGCCCTTAGTGACCGTCTAGGTTGGTCTATTTTTATTGGGACACCTAGCGGAATTAATCTATTTAGTGAGTTGTATTACAAAGCTATTGATGAGGACGAATGGGCAGCAGCAAGATTCACGGTTTACGATACCGATTCCCTACACCCCAATGAAGTAATTCGTCTCAAGCGAGACATGAGTGAGACTAGTTTCGCAAGAGAGTATTTATGTGACTTTGCAGCCCAAGGAGACGATCAACTGATAGCTCTAGCAGATACCGAAGATGCAGCCAAAAGAACATATCAAGCAGACCATGTAAAGATGTCACCTGTAGTGCTAGGTATTGACCCTGCAAGGTTCGGTGATGACAGATCTGTAGTATTCCGTAGGCAGGGAAAGCAAGGCTTCAAGCCTATTGTCTATCGAGGTATAGATAACATGGATCTAGCAGCAAGAGTAGCCAACCTGATAGAGGAACATAACCCTGATGCTGTGTTCTGTGATGCAGGTGCAGGGAGTGGAGTAATCGACAGACTAAGACAGTTGTCATATGACGTAATCGAAATACCATTTGGAGGTAAGGCAACTAAACCAGAACAGTACATCAACCGTAGGACTGAGATGTGGTGGTTAATGAAACAATGGATAGAAGAAGGAGGTGCAATACCAAATGACACCGCACTAAAACAAGAGTTAGCAACACCGATATATTGGTACGACAATGTAGGTAGAAGAGTATTGGAATCTAAGGATCAGATAAAGAAGAGATTACAGGGAGCAGGGTCTCCAGATTTAGCTGATGCACTAGCCCTAACCTTTGCCCTCCCAGTAGCCAAGAAAGAGATGGAGGACATATACATTAAAAGACGCAAGGAAGCTACAGGTAAAGCAGACTATGACCCATACAAGGTTGTTTAATAATGACATCACAGATAACATTTAGATGTATATCAAATTATTTATGAATAGTGTGACCGTAAGTCCTGACAATACAGCTACTGTTGACGAAAGTAGAGTACCCAAAACCATCATCAAACTCTGCACAGTAGATGAAGTAAAGGGAAAGTTGGATTTATTATTTCTTGAGCATTACAAAGAGATTGCTCGCAACAAAGGAATAATGAAACTAAAACCAAACTACCCAATGTATTATGCAACTGAAAAAGTTGGAGCATTATTTATTCAAGTAGCTGTGCAAAGAAATGTTTTTATTGGTTATTCTATAAATTTTGTTAGTAATCATTTTCATTATGCCGACTTAAAGTATTGCCAGAATGATGTCTTGTTTATCAAGAAGGAATATAGAGGTGGTCGAGTTGGATTAAGGTTAATGAAAGCTACAGAAAAACACGCAAAATCACTTGGATGCAAACTTATGCTGTGGCATTGCAAAGAAAACACTCCATTAAATCAAATTTTACCTAGATTAAATTACGGAGTACAAGACATTATTTATTCTAAGGAGTTGTAATCATGGCAGTTAACGCAGCAATTGCATTAGGAGCAGTTAGTGTTGGATATCAAATATATTCTGGCCAAAAACAACAAAAGGCACAAAAAGAACAATTAAGATTACAGGCACAATCTAATGAAGATGCCAAGGTAAGAGCAAAAGAAGCTGCTGACCGTGCTGATATAGAACAAAACAAAGCAAATAGACAAACAGCAAATGTAGGTGCAATACAATCTAAAGAAGAACAATCAGCATTATCAGGACCTGCTGGAACAATGCTTACTGGTTCGGGTGGAGTGGACAAGAATCAATATAACCTTGGCGGTAACACATTATTAGGTGGTTAAAAAATGAAAACAAAACGTGCAGAACTGTTAAGTAGGTGGGGTCACCTTAGATCAGAGAGAGCAACATGGTGGTCACATTGGCAAGAAGTCACTACATATCTGTTACCAAGGAACGGACGTTATTTTCAGCAAGATAGAAACAAAGGTCATAGAAGGCATAACTCGATATACGACAATACTGGTACAAGAGCATTAAGAACGTTAGGTGCTGGCATGATGGCTGGTGCAACATCCCCTGCAAGACCTTGGTTTAGGTTAGCAACAGCAGATCCGGAGTTAAATAGTTATACACCTGTCAAGTTATGGCTAAATGATGTAACAGACCGTATGCAATTAGTGTTTACTAAGTCCAATACATACCGAACATTGCATGGAATATATGAAGAACTTGGTGCATTTGGTACAGCAGGGTCACTTATTCTTCCTGATCCCAAAACATCTATCCATCATTACCCAGTAACCATAGGAGAATATGCAATTGCTACGGATTATCAGGGCAGAGTTAATACTTTGTACAGAGAATTCCAAAAAACAGTAGGAGAAATTGTAAGAGAGTTTGGATATAACAAATGTTCAACGTCCGTTAAGAACCTGTTTGACAGAGGTAACCTTGATAGTTGGATTACGATAGTTCATGCCATAGAACCAAGGGATGATAGGGAGCGTGACTTTAAAAAGAAAGACAATATGAACATGGCATACAAGTCTTGTTACTTTGAAGTAGGTGGAGATGGTGAAGATGTACTAAGAGAAAGTGGATATAAAGATTTCCCTGCTGTTATTCCTAGATGGGGTATAGCTGGTGGTGATATTTATGGTAATTCACCCGGAATGGAGTCATTAGGTGACGTAAAACAGTTACAACATGAACAATTACGCAAAGCACAAGGCATTGATTACCAAACAAAACCACCATTACAAGTACCTAGCTACATGAAAAACAGAGATGTAGACAGTTTGCCGGGTGGGGTTACGTTTATTGATGGTCAACAGGGCAAAATTGAGACAGCATTTAACGTAAATCTTAATTTACAACACTTGTTAATGGACATACAGGACGTAAGGCAAAGGATAAATGGTAGTTTTTATGCTGATTTGTTTTTAATGTTGGCAAATGCTACTGATACTAGGATGACTGCAACAGAAGTAGCAGAACGACATGAAGAAAAACTTCTTATGTTAGGGCCAGTATTGGAAAGATTACATAATGAATTGCTAGATCCGTTGATTGACATTACTTTTAACAGAATGATTGAGAGTAATTTAATACCACCTGCCCCAGAAGAATTACAGGGCATGGAATTAAGCGTAGAATTTGTTTCAATGTTGGCACAAGCACAACGTGCTATTGGTACAAATAGTGTTGATAGGTATGTAAACAGTATGGGAGCAGTAGCACAAATGAAACCTGACGTATTGGACAAGTTTGATTCTGATGCATGGGCTGATGGTTACGCAGATATGCTGGGTGTAGATCCTAAATTAATAGTTGCAGGTGAACGAGTAGCAATGATTCGTCAAGAAAGGGCTACAGCACAACAAGCGGCAGCACAAGCTGAAGCAGAACAACGTGCTGTAGAAAATGCAACTAAATTAAATAACAGCAAAACTGGTGATCCATCTCTTATGGATATGATGAACCAGTTTAGCGGTTACAATTCACCATCACCATTGGAGGTTTAAATGGAGTATCAAAAAAACAAAAAAGTAAAAATACCGGGAAATTTTGGTTTCGGTGATTTACCTGCTGAGACTAGAATGAGAATTCTAAAAATGCAAGATGAAGCAAGAAAGGAAGAAGAAAAAAGAAAATTAAAAACACTTTATAACAAATCAAAAATGGATTAATTATGAAGAATCAAGGATTATGGGCAAACATTCACGCAAAGCGTAAAAGAATTAAAGACGGTTCTGGTGAACGTATGCGTAAAAAAAATAGCAAAGGAGCACCAACTAACGAAGCTTTAAAAAATAGCCAAAGTAAGAAAGCATAAGGTGTGACCGTAACACGGTTATGACTAGATATATTAGAACATGAGTGAATACAATCCTCTCGACCTCAAGAGTCAACAAAAATCTAAAGACAATAAAAAGTCTGAAGAAAGAATTGACCGCCAAAATGAAGAGTCGGACATCAAATGGTTGATGAGCAGCAAGAGGGGTCGCAGATTAATCTGGAGACTTCTGGAGCAAGCAGGTGTTTTCCGATCATCGTTTAACACTAACGCAATGGCAATGTCATTTAGCGAAGGTAACAGAAATTATGGTTTGCAAATACTAAACTTAATTCACACTCTCTGCCCAGAGCTATACCCGACAATGATTAAGGAGCAAAAAAATGTCAGACACGCTGATGACGGAAGCCAACCAAACAAATGAAGGCGATACGCAGCAGCCAGTAGACGCAACAACTGAGCAATCAACTGAAGCGACTACTGACACCCAGCAGCAAACTGAAGGTGTACAGGATCAACAAGTTTCGGATGAATCCTCTGTTGAAAGTGAAACTAGCGAATCAGAAGCACCCGAAGGTGCACCTGAGACATACGAGTTTAACGATAAGGTGGCTGACGCACCAGAAGAACTCGACCCCGAAGTCTTAACTGCATTCGGTGAAGTCGCTAAAGAACTTGACCTGCCACAGGACGCTGCACAAAAAGTAATTGACAAGGTTGCACCTGTCATGCAAGCCAGACAAGCAAAGATGGTTGAGCAAGTAAGAGTAGATTGGGCAAATGAAGCAAAAGCCGACCAAGAATTTGGTGGTGAAAATTTAAATGCCAATCTTGAAGTTGCTAAATCATCTTTAAATACGTTTGGTACTGATGCTTTGAAGTCGCTGCTGCAAGAATCTGGCTTGGGAAATCATCCCGAAGTAATTC